CGCGGACAATAACCCTGCGGCTTCTCTCGTTGGAGGAAAGATCCGTCTTGATACCACGTTCGCATCGCCCGTACCTATGCAGCAGATCAATATGTATTCCGAATTTGACGTAGATACTCTCGTATCTTCGCTTAACGGTTAAAGGAGGTAACAAATGAAAGCCGGTGTAATAAATTTTGCCGTATATGAAAACGGCAGTGAATATCTCGGAGTTGCGAAGGTAACGCTTCCCGATACCGAAAATAAGACTTTTACCGTAAACGGCGCAGGCATTGCAGGTGATATAGATCTTCCCGTACCCGGACACAGAAACGCAATGACCGCCACAATAACATTTACTGATGCGACCGAAGCGGCATATAAGCTCGCAGAAAACCGCAAGCATACGATAGATCTCCGTGCGGCACACGAAGAATATGATAGTACGTCCGGGGCTCTCAAGGTTAAAGCGTATAAGCATATCCTTGATATCATTCCCAAGAAGCTCGGTGGCGGTGACGTTGCTCCCGCTACTCCTCAGAGCATTTCGGGCGAATACAGCGTACTCGCTCGCAAGGACTATATCGACGGCATTCTCGTCCGCGATATAGATCCCGTAAACTTTAAAGACGTTGGTGCAGACGGCACCGACAGTCTCGCCGAAGTGCGCAGTGCGCTCGGTAAGTAATTTTTTGAAACGGAGGAGGGCAAAAGCCCTTCTCCGAAATTTATTTATAAAGGAGTTATAACCATGGAAGAAAATAAGATTCTCGATAATTTTAACGAAGAGACCGATGATGAAGATAATAAGATTCTCGATAATTTTAACGAAGAGACCGATGATATAGAAAACGTAGGAACAAGGCTTACGTATACACTGAAAAAGCCTGTTAAATACGGCGAAACCGAGATAAAGGCCCTCAATATAGACTTTGATAAGCTCACAGGAAAAGATTCAAGGGCTATAAGCAGAGAGCTTCAGACCCTCGGTATAACCGTGCTCGTTCCGACGCTCTCCGAGGAATATCTTGTAAGAGTAGTTGTGAGGGCTTGCGAGGAAAAAATCGGCGCAGATTTCTTTGATAACGTGTCGATGTATGATTTCAATAAGCTCACAGGCAGGGCAAAGGCTTTTTTGCTGAAGTCGGAGTTGTAAAAAACGACAGCTGCGACGAACTTATGAGGCTATGCTTGATATTGTCGAGAGAAACACATACACCGGTTCCGTATTGGCTTTCTCTGCCTTTGCGAGAACTTAAAGAATGGGCAAGATCATACATAGACCTTGCGGAAGAAACAAAGAACAAGAGGTGAAGATTTGGCAACCGTATATGAAATGATGCTAAAGGTAGGCGCACAGCTTTCTTCGAGCTTTGGAAACACCTTTAGCACAGCACAAAAAAACCTCATTGAAACGCAAAAAGAAATTCAAAATCTCAGTAAACAGCAAAGCAATATATCCGCTTATCAGAAGCAAGAAGCGGCAATGGCTAAATGCCTTAAACAGCAGGACACTTATAGAGCTCAGATATCCAATCTCAAGAGAGAGCTTCAAGCGCTGACCAAGGAAAACGGACAGCACGCCGCCGGCACTTCGGAGCTCGCGAATAAGATACTCGATCTTGAGAGAAAGCTGTCAAGTGCTGCCGAGCAAGAGGAAAAGAACCGTGAAGCTCTGAAAAATATGGGAAAAGAGCTTAAAGATGCAGGCATCAATACAAAAGCTCTCGGTGACGAGATCGACAAGATACAAGGCAAAATAGGCGACCTCAAAAAGAAGCAAGATGAAACCGCCGAATCAAGCGAAGAATTAGGCGATAAGGGTGCTAACGCTTTTAAGGAGGTTGGAGAAGCCCTTGCAGCGGCGGGTATTCTTAAAATGCTTAAAGAAGGTTATGACCTTATGGTGGACTTAACCAAAGGCTCGGCATCTTATGCAGATGAAATCGGAACGGTATCTGTTCAATACAGTATCGCTGCAGAGGACCTGCAAGCATTTTATTATGCCGCCGAACTTGTAGACGTAAGTGCAGAGACCTTAACCTCTACTATGAGCCGTAATATCCGCGCAATGAACTCCGCAAGAGACGGTACAGAGAGCTATGTTGAGGCATACGAAAAGCTTGGTATAAAGGTGACCGATGCGGACGGACAGCTTCGTGATTCCGAAACGGTATATTGGGAGGTTATTGATGCTCTTGGTGCTATGGAAAATGAGACCGAGAGGGACGCTGTTGCGATAGAACTGCTCGGCCGAAGTGCTCAGCAGGTGAATACTCTCGTTGCGGCAGGATCCGGTGTTATAAAAGAATATGCTGCAGAGGCTAAAAGAGCCGGATACGTCATGAACGACGAAACACTTGCCGCTTGTATGGCTCTTGATGACGAACTGCAAAAACAGAACAGTAATATGACCGCGCTGAAGAATACAGTAGGTGGTCAGCTTGCGCCTATGTATACTAAGCTGAAGGAAGTCGAGAACGAGGCGCTTGTGGCCCTTACCGGTTTCGTAGATGAGCATCCGGAACTCGTAAGGGGAGTTACGGCAGGTGCAACTGTTATGGGGACCGCTACGGCAGGTTTTGTGGCTTTCACAGGTATAGTAACAAAGGTTATCCCACTTCTAAAAGGTCTTGGTGTAGCTATGTCAAGTGCCATTCCCGGAATTGGTCCTATACTGGCTATCACCGCTGTGATTGCCGGACTTGCAGGTATAGTTGAAGCAACAGTATCAGAAGCCGAAGATGCAACAGCAATCTATAAAGATTTAACAGCAACATCACGCAAACAGGCTATTGAACTTGACGCACTGAAAGCCGAATACCAAGCCCTTACCGAAGTTGAAGGTGAAAACACTTACGAAGCGTGGTTACTCGAAGAGCAAATAAAAAGTCTAACCGAAGAATATGAAGCTTCTCGTCAGACAGCAGAAGCTCACAAGGAAGAACTGATAAGTATTGCAAAAATTCTCAATGCAACTTCAGAAGAATACGAAAAAAACATCGAAAGCATTGATAATGAATATGAAAGTAGCATAGCCCTTATTAACAAGCTCGAAGAGCTTGGAATGGAATCTGAAACAGTCGCTGGAAAGCAAGCACTTATAAAACCGATAGTGGACGAGCTTAACAGTCGATATGAAAATTTAGGGCTTACGATTGACAGTATCACAGGAAAGCTTAATATTCCCACAGAAAAACTTCGTGAGCTCGCCGCAGCAGAGGCAGCTAAAGATACCAATAAAGCGGACTGGGATAACTATGTTGATAACGTGGGATATATCGGAGCATATTCGAAGGATTATGAGGATGCGATAAAAGAATTACAAAGTCTTAAAGACGAATATGACGAATCCGAAAAAGCCCTTAACGATCATATCAAAGCAAACGAGACTAACTTCAATATGACTGATGATGATCTCCGAAAATTCAATGAAGAATCATATCGGCTTGCGGAAGTACGTGATAAAGCTAAAAAAGCTTGGGAAGATTACCGTGATATTCACAAATCTGAAGAAGACGGTATAATCTTTAAATATGAAAAAGCGCTCAGGGTAGTAGAAGAGTTCGAGGAAAAATATGAGGGTATGTCCCGTAGCGCAGTTGAAGCAAGCGGTGATATGATTTCAAAAGTCGAAGAACTTGGGAAATCCTATATCGAGATATATCAGGAAATCTACGATGCCGCATATGAGAGTATCACAGGTCAGTTTGCACTTTGGGACAACGCCGCAGATGTTGTTCCGAAGAGTATTGAGGATATCAACAACGCACTTGCTACTCAGGCTGCATATTGGAGCGATTATAACAAAGATATGTCCGAGCTTCTTGATAGAGGTGAGGATATAGATGGTCTTGCGGAAGTCATAGCATCTTTTGCCGATGGAAGTCCGGACAGTGTGAATGCGATCGCCGGTATGGCCGCAGCTTCTGACGAGGAACTCCGATTGATGGTAGGAAACTACAGCAAAATGAAGGAACAACAGGACGAAGCGGCAAAGTCACTTGCGCAAGCTACGTCAGAAGAGCTTCAAGCCATCGAAAAACAGATGCGCGAGACGGTAGAAGAGCTCAATTTGTCCGAGGAAATGGAAGTGGCGGCAAAGGCATCTATGGATGCCTATATAAATGCTTTGCTTGAAGGCTCCGAGGAAGCCGCAGATATTCTTAACGACCTTGCATCTGTATTCGGCAAGAAGGAAATTCAATGGGAAAAGCAAAATTCGCATTTTGAGAACGAATGGAGAACGTGGTCTATGTTGCCGAGCGGTTACGCAAGCGGTACAGATTACGCCTCTCCGGGTGTCCACATTGTAGGAGAGAATGGTCCCGAAATCATAGACTTCGGAGGCGGAGAAGCCGTATATAATGCCATTGAGACAGAGCGGATGCTCCGAACGCTTATAAACACATATAATTCTTTTTCTTCGGATGTGCTTCCTTCATCATTGAGCATTGGCAATTCTGCCGGACGCGTCGAGATCTCAATTTCACCTATCTTCAATATTTCGGGCGACGAAAACGCCGCAGATAAACTTGAAGAATACGGAGATATTATCGCTGATAAAGTGCTCGAAAAGCTATCGGAGATAGGAATTGACGCAAAGAGAGGGGCTTTTGTATGATATATACTACAGTTCAAGGCGATATGTGGGACAAGATAGCCGATAGAACTCTCGGCGACGTAGCCCACACAAATAAGCTGATGCTTGCAAATCAAAAACATATCGGAACTCATATATTCCCCTCGGGAATAGTCCTAAACATCCCCGAAGTGTCAACACCTACGGCAGATAGTCTGCCACCGTGGAAGAAGGTGGGCGGATGAGCCGTAAGGATCTTGCAAGAAGAACCGATATGTCGGTTTTTATAGCAAACGTTGATATTACATCGTCCATTAAAAGGCATTTGATATCTTTGAGTTATACCGATAACGAAGATGAGGCAGACGATCTGCAGTTAAAACTTGCAGATCGTGATAGCCTATGGCTTGAAAAATGGTTTAATACCGTTGTAGATGCTGCCGCAAGCGTTCCGAGGGTAAACGACGGCAAGGATGACGATGATAAAACTACATCCTATAAAGTTACCGCCGCCGGAGGTGTCACTGCCCATTTGCGCCCGGACAGCTCTTATGCTGTAACCGCAAGTCTTGCTTATGGGACTATTGTAAAAGTCAAAAGCATATCGGGAGGCTGGGCAAATATCGAATACGGTAACGGCATAAGCTGTTACGTTCTCGCTTCTTGTCTTACGGAAGTATCTTCCGAGACATCTTCCGATACGGGAGAGCCCGTATCCAAAGGTCTGGACATCAGTGCATCTATTGTCCTTCAGAACGAAAAAAGCGACGGCAAGGACAAAGCCATAGACTGTGGACACTTTGAGCTTGATAATATAGACTTTGACGGTCCACCCGCTTCGGTGAATATCAAATGTACGTCGCTTTCATTCCGAAAAAGCGTAAGACAGACCAAAAAGAGCCGATCTTGGGAGAGCTATTATCTATCGGGCATTCTTGCCGAGATGGCAGGGAATAGCGGTATGGCATATATGTTTCTTGCCGAAAATGATCCCTTCTATGCTCGAACGGAACAGATAGACACAAGCGATATTGCTTTTTTGACACAGCTTGCTCATAATGCCGGTGCGTCGATAAAGGTCAGTGCCAATATACTTATTATCTATAACGCAGACGGCAGTGGGAACAGCATCCGTACGATAACAAAAGGTGACGGCTCGTATCTTAAGTGGAAGCTGAACTCCGGCGAAGCTGACACAAAGTATCATAAATGTCATGTGTCATACACGGATCCTGTTACGGGGCGAGTAATCGAAGGTACAGCTTCGACAGGTGAAAAGGCAAAGGATGGAGAAAACGAGCAGATCCTTGAGATCAAAGCTAAAGTCGGAAGTCCGGCAGAAGCCAAAGCCCTTGCCGAAAAGAAACTTGAGCTTGCCAATCGTTTTGAAAATACGGCATCATTTACTCTGCCGGGAGATCCTTATCTGCTTGCAGGGTGTGTTGTAACGCTTGATAAATGGGGAGCGTTCAATGGTGAATACGTTATTTACCAAGCAAGACACTCCGTATCTCGAAGCGGATATACCACTCAAATAAGTTTAAGAAAGAAGTGAGGAGGAACTATGCAGGAAAATCTAATAAAAAACATGGTCAGAGTTGGCATCGTCACATCAGTAGATAAACCGAAAAGGCGCGTAAGAGTACATTTTCCGGATATGAATATTGTTTCGGATTTTCTCTATGTTTTGAAAAATCCTCCGTTCATTCCCGATATAGATGTACCTCAGTGCACTGAGGAGGCAGAAGCTCATACGCATGATATTGTTATAAAGCCGTGGCTTCCTTCAGTAAACGATAAGGTGCTTTGCTTGTATATTCCTTGTGAAAACGGCGACGGATTTGTATTGGGGGCGATCTGATGGAGATAGGAAGCTTAAACGACGTTGTTTTTACTGTTTCTGATGAGGAGATAAAAACGATAAGAGACGCACAGTGGAGCGGCAAAGGCGGATGGCAGCAACATAAACGGCATATGAAGATGCCACTTCCCGAATTTGTAGGGCCGGAACTTGATACCTTCAAATTCAATATCCGTATATCTGCTTATCTCGGTGTCAGATCAGTAATGGACGAAATAGCAACGCTCCTTACATATGAGAGAGAGGGAACTATCCTTCTCTTGACCTTAGGGGAAAAGAAATACGGACGATATCGCTGGACGCTCACGTCTCACACCATAAAAATGAATTATTTCGATAAAGAAGGTAATCTTACTGACGCCGATTTATCAATAACTCTAACGGAATATCCGAGCAAATAGGAGGTAGTCGGTGCAAACGATCACAATACTGGCGGGACAGCCGCAAGACTTTAATTTTATAGAAAACGATATACTGCGTTCAGTTGCGCAGAATATATCTCTTATTGGGCAAACAAAGAAGGGAACAGTTCCATTTTACCGAGAGTTTGGTATCCCTATGTCCTTTATTGACAAGCCTGCACCAGTAGCACGAACGCTCCTGCTTTCAGAAATGACGGAAGCTATAGATCTTTTCGAGCCTCGCGCAGAGCTTGTAAGTGTATCTTTTCTCATGCAAGGCGAAAAAAGTTATCCCAAATTGGAGGTGAGACTGAAAGATGCCTCAGAGTAATTATACTTTTACGGAGACTGACAGCTCCGCTCTTTTTTCTGCACTTGTCAGTGCATATGAAAAAATAACCGGAAGAACACTTCTCCCGGCAGACCCCGATAGGATCTTTATCTCGTGGGTAGCCGCCATAATTAACGAGGAGCGAGTACGCCAGAATTATATCGGAAATCAGAACATCCCGAGCCGTTCAAGCGGAGCAGATCTTGATGCGATAGGAGAATGGATATATTCTTTACCGCGCCCGGGTGCTTCGGCGGCAAAATGTACGATGCGCTTTACGATATCCGAACCGCAGGAAACATCTATACTTATTCCAAAAGGAACGAGAGTTTCCAGCGGTGGAACGATTATCTTCCGCACAGAGGAAGATAAATACGTTGATATAGGCGAGACCACCGCAGAAGTGGAAGCGGTATGTGAAACCGCTGGAGCAGGCGGCAACGATTTTTTGCCCGGACAGATAAATACTCTTATAGACGTTGATTACGTTCTCTATTACGTATCTTGTGAGAACATAGATACATCATACGGTGGAAGCGATGAAGCTACCGATGAAGAATATTTCTCGCTTATGCGCAGCAGTCTCGATGCGTATTCAGTTGCAGGGCCTGCCGGCGCATATGTTTATTTTGCAAAGTCTGTATCTTCCGACATATCCGATGTAAAAGCATTAAACGACGGTCCCGGATGCGTTGCTATATATGCTCTTATGAATAACGGAGAGATCGCCGGAGAAGAGACGAAAACAGCTATTCTCGAAGCGTGCGGTGCAGATGATGTAAGACCTCTTACAGATCACGTAGAAGTGAAAGATCCTGAAACCGTGGAATACGATATTAACTTTACATATTACATTCCGAGAAACGCCGAAGCGTCAGCTGTCGACGTTGAAAAATCAGTCAAAGATGCAGTAGACGAATATGTATTGTGGCAAAGCGGCAAAATGGGGCGCGATATAAACCCTTCAGAGCTCATTTATCTCGTTAAAAGCGTGGGAATAAAGCGTCTTGAGGTCGAATCTCCGGCTTTTGTTAAGCTTGAGAATGGTGAAAATCAAACTGTGCCTCAGGTAGCTAAGATAGGTACGGTTAATATTATCAACGGAGGATATGAGGATGAATGATAATATCAAAGCGGACATCCTTTTATCCTCTTTCCCTGCCTCGCTGTCGGTCGATACGAACAAATACGCACTTGCAAGGGTTGTGGCGGAAGAGCTGTCACAACTCTTTTGCGACTGTGATCTGATCCGCATATACAGCCGCATAGATGAACTTGATGAAAAGCTACTTGATATTCTTGCTTCTGACTTTGCCGTATCGTGGTATTACTATAACGGTAGCATCGAAATAAAGAGAGCACAGATCAAGTCTTGTTTTTACGTGCACAGACACCTCGGAACGAAGAGGTCGCTTGAAACAGCGCTCTCAGATCTTTGCCCGGGATCGGGCATTGAGGAGTGGTTTGAATATGGTGGAGAAGCATATCATTTTCGCATTGTGATAGACGTCACGGAGCAACGCCTGCCGATAGTTCAAAGCGACGTGGAGAGATATATTGAAATATTTAAGTCTCTTCGCAGTGTACTTGAGGGCAACAGCGTTATTTATAAAACCCGTGCGGCTATAGAGATAGGTATGGGAGTTGAATATGCAATTTGCACATCGCCGAGAAGCGCTGAATTTGCTGAGGTAAGAGCAGGCGTATATCCCGACGATACATTACTTATTACACGCGATCCGGAAGGAGGAAAATATGGCGTTAACAACTGAAATTTTTGATGATGTACAGAATTTTATTAAAGACAACATTTCCGCTGTGAGATATGTCAGCAGTGACGGTGGCGGAATTGCGGAGATAAAATCTGTAACGGCGTCAATAGACGGGACGATACGTGTGGAAGTCATCATAGAAAAAAGCAACGTTAAAATCACTCAAATGCTTTTATACGGAAAAAACGGCCATATATGGGCATCACAAAACATAGATATAACACTTGGCGACAATGCGTCAGGTGTTATTTTCCGTTTCGATATCAATATAAGAGAGGGATCACTAAATGTATAATAGAACTTTTTGGCGAGATCACGCTCTCGCCACACCTAACGAATTCACCGTCGAACAGGTCAAGGATAATATATATTCAATAAAGCAAGCCGGGGAAGTGTTGCAAAAAGGCACGTTGCTTTCTGCCGAAAATCACAACAAAGTAGAGCTTGCCCTGTTTGAATCAATAGTAACCCTTGGTTCGCTTTTTCAAAACTTGCAGCTTCTGAAGGATGATATAGAAGCAAGCAAAAAAGAACTGGAGAAAGTCGTCTTTTTTGAGACCGAAGAGCACAGTGTCGGGGTGGATTCTTTCACCCCCAGTGATGCTGCTTATGTTGCCACTAAAACATTTACTTTTTCAGATGATAAAATCAGAAACAATATAAACTACATTGTTATCCCTGTTATTACAGATTTCGACCTAAAAACAAACAAAGAGGGATGCAACAACTACATAATGCAACCCGTGTTGACAGTATCTGAAAAAAGGACAAACGGATTCGATTTAGACTTTAGCAGATTTGATATTAATTCGGTAGTTAAGACCTATTATTACAAATGCATTGTTATCGGAGGTGTATGATGAACGTAATCATTAAATCTGACGAACAAAGGCGGAACGTAGACGCCATACTGAAAGATTTCGGACACAGTTCTGCCGCTTCAAGCGAAATGCGAGAGGCAGCCGAGATCCTTGCTCGCAGGACTGAAGAAATAAAGAGAGGAGATTACAGACATGACTGATATAGATGCTGCCGTTCACGCTCTCGGCGGTGAAACCAATAAAGTAATATATGATGATATTGGTATGCCTTCGATAGTAGTGGAGGTAAAAGAAACAATTAAAATATTGGACGACATCGTATATGGCACGTCAACATTACCTCATCCGGCATTTGTTGTAAACGGCGTCAGAAAGTCGAAGTTTTATGTTTCCAAATATCAAAACGTAGTTCTCAACGAAAGAGCCTATTCATTGCCGTTACAGGTACCTGAACTGAAGATGAACTTTGACGCATCTATTTCTGCTTGCGCAAAGAAGGGGCTCGGTTGGCACCTTATGACTAACGCTGAATGGGCGTATCTCGCTCTGGTCGGGTATTTACCGAGAGGAAACAATAACAGCGGTAGTGATTACAGAGGAGCGGAGCGTGGGGGAATAAGAACGGAAAAGGCAGACAGAAGCCTTACCGAATATATACTCACGGGTTCAGGCCCTGCAGCATATGCGCACAACGGAGAAAGCTCGGGCATTTGGGATCTCAACGGCAATAAGAACGAATGGGTCGGTGGTCTGCGTTTGATGGATGGAGAAATACAGATCATCAAAGATAACGATGCCGCTGATTTCACCGTATCTCAATGCCCCAGTAGTGAGCATTGGAAGTCTATCATCCAAGACAGTTCACTTGTACCCTTTGGTACAGCTGAAACTATTAAGTTGGATTATACCAAAGAGCCCGTGGCAGGAGAGACGCTCTCTATGATTCTTGCAAAGAACCTTATAAATCAGCAGACAGATGCAAGCCTACACGGTGAAAGAGCTTTCAAAAGTCTCGAATCGAGGGCCGGTTTCGATATTCCTCATATACTTAAGTTGCTTGCAATCGCACCGTGGGACACCGTGTCCGACGGTTACATTTTTATGAAAAACATAGGAGAACGCCCTGCAGTACGTGGAGGTGGTGCTACTGATGGCAATAAAGCAGGCATAAGAACGCTGGGTCTCAATAACTTGAGAGATCTGAATGACTTTGCTTTCAGAAGTGCTTATATCGACATCCTTGACACTGCTATTCTTGCAGACGAAAGCGGAGTAGCACTCGCAACCGAAGACGGAATAATTAAACTTTGAGGTGACCTTATATGAACTATTATGATAAATTAACCGAACAGCCGATTAAAGATCAGATTGGCGACGATGAGCTGCTTGTCGGAGTGCAAAAGAGCGAGGAAGGAAAAGATATAGTTGTAAGATATCCTGCCAACGCTCTTAAAGAACTTAAAAGCGAGAAAGCTGAAGAAGCTGTAAAAAAAGCTGAGGAAGCATCAGAAAAAGCCGAGGAAGCTGCGAAAATAGCAGCGGAGAAAGCTGCCAAAGAAGCAGTTGATAAAGTTCTTGATGGCACGATAGGCAAAATGAACGAAAGTACAGAAAAACGCCTCACGAACCTTGAGCACCAGGTTTCCCCCGAATATTTCGAGACGGACGAGACGGTAGCATACGAGAAAGCCGTACCTGCGAATGCCTGCCCCTATGCGGAGCTTCACAGCGTCGGCGGTATGACGCATAAATCTAATAATCTTATACCGTTTCCGTATGATGTTGCGAGTGGCAGTATGATGGGTGGACTTCCCCTTACGATTGATGGTGGAGTTATAACTGTGGGTACAGGCACGGCTGCGGGTGGGTATGCCAATCTGTGTCACTCTCTTACTCTCCCTGCGGGTACTTATACT